GCCCTAAACGATGCTGCTGTTCTCATTAACAATTTCATCGAAACAGCTCCGCCGCAGGGTAAGCTCTTAATTGCTGGATCCTACCGGCGCACCCAAGCCATCTTAGCCAGGTGGTACCTAGACACTCTCCGTCCGCGTCAGCAAGTAGTGGATGCTGCAGAAGCAGCTCTTAAGCAACTTGATCTTTGGTCAGCTCAAGATGGTAAATCTTCTGGGTTTAAATGGCAAGAAGCTTACGGATATTGGAATAGCAATTGCGCTATGACTATGTCCAGTACACAAAGAGAACGCTCCTTCACTGATGCTTCTCTCGCCAGATGGGAGACGAGATGGGGAACTAACAACCGTTGGAATCCCTATAAGAGGAGGGGTGCTACAGTTACAAACAGCGTGACTCCACGCAAACCTAATGGTGACTTTAATAGAAGACCTGTCACTATTATAGGCAATAGCACACTGGGTGTAAATCGTCTATTTGATGAGTTAGAAACTACAAGAGACCTTGCTTCGTTCTCTGATACTCAAAACGCAGTAACACCAGAAGAAGGAGATATATTAGTGGTTGAAAATACTGACGGGGATATTGGCACTTACGGCGGTGGTTTACAGGAAGCTGATAGCTTCTGATTAGGAGATTAACAATGTTAGGCACAGACGAAAATCAGTTCTATGGATACGACCCCATTAATCCAGGGTGGTCTAGTAACATAATGATAATGTCTAATGTTACTAACTCAGGATGTGGCTACAATAACAATGGCCTGATGGGCTTAACTTTTTCCAATATCGGTGTTTTTCCAGATTCAACCCCCTACAAGCAGAGTGCCAGTGAGCTAAGACAATACATTATGAACCTGGAGGCCACTAGAAAGCTCAGAAATTTGGCCGATGTAAACTTTAGCCGTTCTCCGGTACCTGGTGACATGCTCGCTTATAACCATACTACAGGATTTTGGGAACTTTTGGATTTTGTATCTGGTGGAGAGTTTTAGTTACATTTCCTCCCAAGTTTCATCATCTGTAGAGTAAATAACTCTTTCAATATTTTCGCATTCTGCTATTGCAAGTTGGCATACTGGGCAAGGTTTTGACATGCAAAATTTGCCATTTTTATTTACTCTACATACAATAAGAGTATCACATTCTATTGATTTTTTATTTAAAAGCGCTCTCATTTCAGCATGTAGAGATATTCTGTAAGGCTCCCCAGCTTTACTAGCAAAATACGACTGCTTAGGATGAGTTTTACCATCCATATTAGTTGTACTAACTAGTATTTTACCTTTCCGCATTAAAATACATCCTACTCTACGATGAGAAGTAGAAGAGAGGGCTAGAGCTTGTAGTCTTTTACTGAGACTTTTAGTGATCATTTTTAGTTAGCCCTCTAAGAATAGAGATTTTTCTCTGATGCTTTTCGGCTTTCTTAATAATTTTTTGTGCTTCTTCCCTTGTGCTAACATTTTCTGCTTTCACCATTAGTGAAAGGAATTTTTTGATGTGGTGACGAATGTTTTTCATTTTGAGTCAAGTGCACGAATACATTTTTCGCCCCAATGCAAGATGTCTTGATTTTTGAAGTACTTAGAAATTGGGACAAGTGAGATAAATTCTGACTTACCGGTTTCCAAGCTCTCTAAAAATAGCTCTCCGTAAGTAGGTGCTTTTTTGATCACTTTGCAAGTGTAGCCCTCGTCGAGATTATTTTCCCAGTGAACTTGATTTTCCATGGCTGCTGGTTTCCTCGGTAACTAGAAGAGCTTTCAACAAATAACCACCCATAATTGTTGCAAGCAAAATAGTCGACATAAACGTAATGGTCAAAAGGACGGAATTTACGAATAAAATGGCTACATGGAGTTGCATTCGTTGAAAGCTAAAAGAGACGTAAACCGTCTTATTCTCAGGTATTATAGCATACTTCCAATGCTTCTGGAGATCGAAAACCAGCTCCATAAAAGGGTGCATTCCGCCTTAGGACAGAGTGCCGTAGTCTTGCGCCTGGCCGAGGAGCTGGACCAATCCGGCAGGGTGGCAGAGCAGGCAATGATCATTGTATCATGGACAGGTGCATCGACCGAGAATCCAAACAAGGGTGCATACATCCCAACAGTAAGGACTAGAACATTAACGTATAATCTCACACTAGTCCAGAAACAAACTCAGAGAGAGGGACACTCTTTTTGTTTGCCAATATTAGATATTCTGGCTGACTCTATAAATGGGTGGGTTCCAGAAATTCCGGGTTTAGAATTTCAGACTGGGTTTGAGTTAGGTCCGGAAAGATTTGTGCAGGTAACAAAAGAGTCGTCTCAGTTTATCTACGAGCAGACTTATTCCATCTCAGTTCTACTGCACGATGGTAGGTTTTATTCACAACCATGCGCTGCTTTTGATCCGGTTAACGTGGGTGATTTTCTTCCAAGCCGTAAATGTCTAGTTACTCCTGGAGAAGATAGCAGACAGACAGGTTTAGCCGTATGGAGAAGAACCACTGGAGTAGACCAGATTGAGAAATTTGTGGTTGAAGATTCCCGGTGTAAGAGGGCTATTGGAGACAGGTTATCGATCAACTGCAGTAATCCAGGAGATGGATCAGCTACCTACGTTTTTGTACCACTTTCTGCAGTTAAGGATGATGGTACAATTGACCAAACTAAGGTAGTTACCGGGTCTTTGTCTAATGTATGGAAATGCACTAGAGAGGGTATTGATTCTGGTCAAGATATTCCAGCATGGCTTAAGTTTAACATTGATATAGGGTTGTGGAGAAACTCTGTTGACACTTTACCAAACACTGACCCAGATACAAGCTCCTATCAGAAGGTGGATATAGAGACAAGAAGAGTATATAATGGTGAAAAGGCTACTTAAGCTGTCACCTTTGCTTCTCCCCTTCCCCCTCCACCTGCAACTTCACCATGGAAAAAGAGTTCATTGACGTTTTGACCGCCCAAAATAACCTCACCGGTGCTGCTAAACTAGCTCACTGGAATGTTGATGGCACGGATTTTTATCCATTTCACCTTCTCTTTGAGAAAGTCTATGAAATTTCGGACTCCAAGATTGACAAAGTTGCCGAACAAGCTAGAGGTACTGGGGTAGAGATTCCTGCAAGCATCTTTACCGAAGTGCCTGAAGTAGAATGGGGTACTCCTGCTGAACTGGCAGAAGAACTGTGCTCACTTGTTAAAGATCTAAAAGAAGCTCTTGGAAAGCTTCACGAGAAGGCCGATGAAAAATCTGAATATGGTCTTTTGAATGTTCTTGAAGATATTATGTCTGACTGTAATACTTTGTGTTACTTGTTGGGTTCAGTTAACAAGAAGTTTTCATAGTAAAAAGAAAGGCAGGGATTTCTCCCTGCCAAACGCACTATCAGCTTAGAACCGTATAGCAAACTCGTGCTGTTCCCGAGCTCGGCGATGCGATTTTTGAAAACGCTCCATAGGAGAGATCAAGAACTCTACCACCGTGATATGGGCCACTATCGGTGTTAGTTACCACAATACTGCGGCCGTTGTCTTGGTTGGTAACTCGAATACGAGCTCCAAAACGAATGCCAGTACTGGGCGGAGTAGCTGTAGTCAAAGCATATGGATCCATGGGGCGCTGGTTGGCCATAATTTGCCAACCATACCCGTCTCCTACGCCATAGTGACTTGCAACTCCGCACCGAGTTGCAGCTTCGGATGGTTGTGAAATACCAGCGAAGATGGTGGTAGCAGCGAGTGTAGCTAATGCGAAACTTTTAAGCATGATGCTGTTGCAAAGGACATCGAATAAAACGCTATGGCTGGGTAAAGAAAGTAAGCCTTTCTCCGTTTGCCCCAGTCAGGCCTTATCCGAGACGCTTATCAAAAAGGACTAATCCTTGAAGACAGGCGGTTAGCCCTAGCCTGGGTCAGGGCTTAAGAGATCCTAACAGGGCTTCTCAGAGGCTGTCAAGAGAATCGAGAATTGGTACCAGTCTGGTAATTGTGTGAGCGCGTCCATGGGGCTCCTGGAGGGGCTGAGAGACGGTCACAGTAGAGGCCGTAGCCGACTTCCTGAAAATATGGTCAATCTCGATACTACTGAACCAGGCATTGGCGTGTGGCATTTCGCAGATCCCGTAGTTGTAGCGCAGCCACGTCCAGCTCCACAGGTGGGCTACCTGGTACAGGGCGCTGACGAGGTCTGCATCCTTTTCCCTGCAGACATACAAGATGCTGTCATGAACTGACATACAGAACCGGGCCTGGACATTGTACCTTCTGGTAAGGTACTCCATTCCAGTCAAGAAAGCATGAAGCATTGCGCTGCCGGTGGACTGAATCACCCAGTTGTTCCTCATGGTAAAAAAGTCTTTGCCCACCACCTGTGGTCGGAAAGCTGTGGACATTTTGGTACCGCTAAGGGGATTTTTTGGAATCAGGGTGTTGGCAATCCTGGACATCTCGTTGTAAGCGTGCGAATCGCTACCACCAATCAGAGTATTTGAGGTTCTACTCGCTTTACGTCCCTTTTTGGCTGAAATAAGCTTCTTGGCCAGAAACTCAGCGTCCTCTACGCTCATACTCTTATTACCTTTTCTGATTGTAGTAGCTAGAGTCGCGACGCCAGCCCCATATTGCATACCGTAATTACAGTTCTTAGCAATACTCCTGCTGATGTTAATGGTTTTTGCAGTCATACTGTGAATGTCTGTACCATCGTCTTTTGATCCGGCCAAAATACTATAACTGAACTGCGTGCTACCTGGGATTTTGTGGTATGAATCTGCAAACACTGAAGCGATCACACTTTCCTGACCGTCATAGTCGGAGGATATAAATACCCACGGGGATTTAATCTGTACTCGAGTTTTAACCTCAGTA